ACTAGGCTGGAGAGATAATGATGAAAGTTCTGGAACAGTAGTTTTTAACTTACTAGACCTATCAGAAGATAAAGGTACTGATTTAACAGTTAAGTTTATGACTGTTACGAATGCTGACCAAGATGGGCAAGTTGAATTTGGGCAAGATAGTATGGAATGTTATGCTAGTGTAGAGGAGATTATAAAATGAGTAAAATCAAATTAAAAGCACTAAAAGAAGTTTTAGGGCAAGGCAAATACAAAGTTAAAAAAGATAAATTTTTCATTTTCATAGATAATGATTTTACAGAAATAACAGACTTAGCATTATTGGAAAAAATTTCTAATGCAGTAACAGAACTTGAAGCAGAGTATAAAGTAACAGAGTATCAAAGGCTTAGAAAATACCCATCCGTTGGGGAACAGTTAGGAATGCTATTTGATACTATTAAAGCAGGTGGGCAAATAGATAAAGATTGCGAATGGTTTAAGGCTATTCAAGCAGAAAAAGATAGAGTTCCAAAGACTTAACAAGGATAAGCAATGTTAAAAAAATTAGATAAGATGTTTTTTAGCGATAATTTACAAATAAATGATAAAAAGCATCTTATATCTGTTAGGGATGGAGTTCAAGAGTATTTAGGCATAGAGTTAGGATTGCAACCTTATGACAAAGTTTTTAAAGTATATAGAAGCCCTGATACTATAAAAGCTATACAAGATAAACTTAACAATATACCACTAACAGATGAACATGTAGATTTGAAAGACATACCAAAAAATAAAATCGTAGGTAAAGTTGAAGACAGTAAAGTAGTAGATTTTAGAGATGATAAACTATCTTCAACAGTAGCGATTGAAAATGTTGTAAAATTTGATGATAATATGTTACAATTACTAAATGTTAAAAATCAATTAAGTTTGGGCTATTTTGCAGATATTAAAGAGCATAACACTTATGATTTTGAGCAATATGGTATAATACCTCATCACTTAGCAGTTGTTTCACGAGGGCGATGTGGTGATGTATGTAAATTTAAAGATGGAGTTAGTTCTATGGCAGAAGAAACAAAAAAGCCTGACGATGATGTGAAAGACGAAAAAGGTCAAGGTGGCGAAGACAAAAAGCCCAACTTTTTAAAACCTGATGATAAGAAATCAGAGGACAAAAAAGAGGAGAAAGTCAAAGATGAAGACAAGAAATCAGATGATAAAAAAGAAGTAAAAGATAGTATCTCTGCTGATAAAATTATCGCTGATTTTAAAGATAGTCAAGACTTTAAAGATGCTGTTATGCAGATGGGTAACCAGAGGGCAGAAATTATTCTAAAAGCTAAAAACTTCTTAGATGATGGCTATAAGTTTGAAGATAAAGACAACTTATCTATTATGAAAGATGTTTTAGATAAAGAACTTAAAGAAAAGTTTGAGGATAGCGAGGTAGGAGTGGCATTTAAAATGCTTAAAAAAATGAAAGATTATTCACAATTTGCAGATAGTGAAGCAGGTAGTGAATGGCATAAAATAGCAGATAAGGAGTTATAATGGCTTTTGCAAGTGGTATTCAAACAGAAATCGGAACTGTTGGTTCTGGCGAAATCATTGGGAATGTTGGTGTAGTATCTTCATATAATAGCTTTGAAGAGGGTTTAAAAGCTGGATTATTTTCTAAGTACAACGATGGTGTAGTTGAACTTATAGATGGCGAAGCAGACCCTATTATAGCTGGTGTTGTTAAAAGAGAGGTATCAAGTGCATTGGAAGATGCAGGAACTTTTAAAACAGACAATACTATTATGGTAGATGTTGTAGAAAATGGTCTTGTTACTGTTGAGATTGTAAGTGGTTTAACTATTAACAAATTTGAACCTGTTTATGTTTATAACAACACAGATACGGCAACGGAAGATTGGGGGAAAGCTACCAACCATTCAACGGACAAAGATAGTGGCGACAATGATGTAGCAAATGCAGTTGTAGATGGTTACTTCTATAAAGAGATTAACCCTACTACTTGGGTTATCAGATTAAAATAAGGGGATAGTATGACAATAGGACAAATTTACGACTTAGACAGTTTTAAAAAGTTTACAGACAGTGCAACAGCAACAGGTTTTAAAGATGCTGAAAGTGGTGTGATTTTAGCTAGAAACTTAACAATGGTTAATCCAAAAGTTTTTGAAAAAAAATATCCTGAGCTTAGTTTTGTAAACAGTGGTATTACAGTTGATAACACGGGGGGCTATTCTCGTCGTATTCAGTCACTTAGACTTATCGAACAAGGAAACTTTACAGATAGCTCGGACTTGAACTCTGGAAAAGGTAGAATTTCATTAACAGCAGAAGATACTTTCATTAAAGTATTTAGTAAAGAGGCTCACTCTATTTGGGCTGATGATGAAATCAAAGAGGCAAATCTACAAAATGTAAACTTAGTGCAAAGATATATTCAAACACATAACAAAGTTTATAACCAGAAAGTAGATGAAATCGGATACACGGGACACAATGGGCAAAAAGGGCTTTTGAACTATGCTGGTTTTGTTAGTTCGAGTGCGAGTGATACGATAGAAAATCTATCGGCACAAGAGATGTATGATGAGTTTGCTACTCTTATTACAGAGCAATTTAATGCAGTTAATAATACACCTGAATATATGGCTAACAAAGTTGTAATGCCAACTCGTGTGATGAACAAGCTTCAAGTAACAATGCTAAACACAAATGCAAGTACTTCAACTGTATTAAAAGCACTTAAAGATAACTTTCCGAGTATATCGTTTGAAACTTCTTTTAGAGCAGAAGATGTAGATGGTTCTTCTCGTGTTGTTGCATATTCTACGAATGAAGATGCAATGGTAATGAGAATACCTATCCGTTTAACTATTGGCGAAATCGTGAAACAAACTTCTTTCAACTACCGTGTTGATAGTAAGTTCCGTATCGCTGGTTTAGATGTTTTAGAAGATACATCAGGTCGTATTTTAACAGGGCTTTAAGCCTTGTTAATAAAGGTAACTTATGAATAGGATAGAACTAAAAGCACTTACTATTAAAGAACTAAAATCTATGTGTAAGCAAAAAGGTTTAAAAGGTTATAGTAAATTAAAAGAAGATGAATTAATTTCACTTATTTTAGGCAAAGCAACTTTTAAAAAAATAATAGTAAATCCTTTTAGTTTTAAAGAGAAAATCTATAAAAGCGATTTTTTTGAGTTATTTTGCGAAGATATAAAACATCCAAAAATTAAAAATGCTATTAAAAATAAATTGATAGAAAGAGTTAAATAATGTTAGTAGATGATTTGATTGCTAAATTTCCAGATATAGACCAAACGATTATATATAAGTATTTCCCTATGTATGAAAATACTTATTCGTGCTATTATAATGCAAATTATGGCTCAAACAAATGTGATGATGAAGTTATATTGCACTTATTGGCTCATCTTATAGTTACAGCAAATAACACAAAAGGTGGGATACCAGTTTATCAAGTAGCAAGTGAAAGTGTTGGAAATGTATCCGTTAGTTATGTGCCAACTCCTTTAAATAGTGGCGATAGCTTCTTTCAATCCACTATCTATGGACAAACTTTTTTAATGCTTATCAAAAAAAATCAAGGTTGTTATTTCGTATGAAAAAGAATGACTTAACTAAACTTCACGAAATTACTAAGCAGATAAAAATAGCAAAAAAAACAGCTATAAAAGTAGGGTTACCTGCTGATGTAGGACACTATAAAAATGGTGCTAGTGTATTAGAAGTTGGGACGGCACACGAATATGGCTTAGGAGTTCCTAGAAGAAGCTTTATAAGGATGCCCTTAGATAAAGAGAAATCGAAACTAAACAAGGCTTTAAAAAGTGGATATGAAAGTATTTTAAAAGGTGGCAATGCTATAACCAACTTAAACAAAATAGGGTTAATAGCTCAAGGCATTTCTAAAAATTCTTTTAAAACACAAGGCTATGGAATATGGAAAGACATTAAAAACGAAACAAAAGAAGAAAAAGGCTCATCTAAGATACTATTTGACACGGGTCGATTAGTGCAGTCTGTAACTTTTTGGGTAGTAAAGGATTAGTATGTTACCAAATTTATCACAAACGATATTTAGATTATCTCAACCTATAAAACTTATAAAAATTGTAGAAACAATAGTTAATCATAGACCAGTTGAAACTGAAACAACAACAGACATAAGAGCAGTTATACAACCTGCCGATAAAGAAAAAATAAACAAAGATGGATTAGATTATAGTTTAGAATATATACAAGTGCATAGTTTAGATGGTATACAAATAAACGATATAATAGAGTATAAAGGTAAGCGATATAGAGCTTATGAAAATTCTAACTATTCAGATTATGGATATTATGAAAATATTATGGAAGAAATTAAATGATTTTAGACAAAATAGCAGATTATACAACTAACTTACTAAGTTATGATGAAACAAAAGTTATTATAAGTCGTGAAAATGCAACACAAAAAACATTTAGCGATAATTATATAGTTATAGATACTTTAAGCCCTGCGAATCCTATTGGAAGTACAAGAATGTACGATTATGAAAATGAAAAAGAAACTTTTATAACTCTATTTAATGCAAAAATAACTTTGGAATTTTACGGGTCAAATGGTTACGATAATGCTTACAAATTTATCAATCTTCAAAACTCACAGTTAGCAAGAGATTTACAAAGAACTTACGAAATTACACTTTTTAAAGATTTAACTATTAACAATTTAAAACAAGTTGTAGGCAATAGATACTTTAATAGATTTGAGATAGAAATTACGGTACAATACAATATCATAACAATTATTGATACTTTACGAGTGGAGAGTATTCCAGTAGAGTACATTAAAGATTAAGAGGAGTAATTAAAATGGCTGATATTAAAAACATAGTAGATGTTAGTATCATTCCGAGTGGTAAAAGTTTATCACGAACGAATATGAATATAGTAACAATCCTAACAAGTGAGTTAGGTGCTTTAAACAGTGCTAACAGAACGATAGCATATACAGACTTAGGAAGTGTAGCTAATGATTTTGGCACTACTTCAAAAATGTATGAGTATGCTAAGATACTATTTGCACAAACTAAAAACCCTACGAATAGTGGTGGATACTTAGTAGCTAGTTATTGGAGAGCCGTAGATGAGACAGTTCCTGCAACAGCTGGTAAAGTCGTAGGTAGTCAAGTAAGCGAAAGCGAAGTAATTGGAGCATTACAACAAGTAAGCGATGGTAGTTTTAAAATCACTATTGATGGTGGTACTGAACAAGATGTAACGGGTGTCGATTTTAGAACTATTGACACACTTGAAGATGTAAAAGATATATTAGCTAACAATATAAACGATGCAACGGTTACTATTGATGACCAAAAAATCATCATTACAAGTAACACAACTGGGGCTGATAGTGAAGTAACATTTTTAACTGAAAGTAGCGATGGCACTTTTATCGGAGATACACTTAAACTTGTTAATGGTTCGGGAGCAGTAAAAGTTAATGGAGAAGATGAAAAAACTCTAACGGCTGAAACAAAAGAGGATGCTGTTGTTGAAGCTATTAAATTTGAAGCATTTAAAGGGGCTATTTTTATAGATAACCCAACAGATGACGAAAGCGAAAACTTAGCAACTTGGGCAAAAGCAAATGATGTTATTTTTTATGATGTTTTTGATAGTGTCGCAAATCTTGAAAAAGATGTAAACAATGTAGTCTGGAAAATTAAAATAAGTGGTGGCGAAAACTATCGTATGGCTTATAGAAAAGATGGAAATAGAAAAGTAGCAGTGGCTATTATGTCAAGAATGCACACTGTGAACTTCAATGCTGAAAATAGTGCTATAACTCTAAATTTGAAAGAGTTAAATGGTATAACAAGTGAAGATTATACACAAGATGAAATTAACAAAGCCAAAAAAGTCGGTCTTGATTTATACACTAACTTTGGAGATTTACCAAAACTTTTAGTAAGTGGTGCAAATGGTTTCTGTGATAATGTTTACAATTTTATAGCTATTAAGAAATTTGTTCAAATAGACTTGTTTAACTTGTTAGGGACAACTGGAACTAAGTTAGCTCAAATTGATAGTGATGTATCTAAAATTTTAGATACTGTTGAAAAAACACTTAACTTGTTTAAAAAAGCAAAAGTTATAGGTGCTGGTACTTGGCTAAGTACAGATACATTTGGAAACATTGATGTATTCAATCGCAACATTGAAACAAATGGCTTTTATGTTTATGCCCAACCTTTGAGCGAACAAAGTCAAGATGATAGGGAAGCTCGTAAAAGTCCTGTTATACAAGTTGCATTTAAAAATGCTGGTGCAATACATTCAGTTGATGTTATTATTAGTTACAATTTATAGGAGTAGAAAATGGCAATAGTATCTTTTAAAAGTGACAGTACAACACTTGTTGTAAATGGGTTTGTTGTAGCTGATTTTATAAACGGCGATATTTTAGAGTTAGCACCTGCTAACCCTGAAACAGCAAGAACTTACGGAAGTAACAGAGCAGTAAACATACAGCATAGAGCTGATAAAGATGTTTATACTCTAAAATTTAGAGTAATGAGAAATAGCGACAGCGATGTGTGGCTCAATGCTCAACTAAATGCAGATAAGCCCGTAGTTTTTAAAGGTAGTTTAAAAGAAGTGTTTATCAAAGATGGGGAAGAGTTTTTAGAAAGTTTTGAGATAGAAGCTGGTAGTTTTACAGATAAACCAACTCATACTAAAAACAATCAAGATGGCAATGCACAAACTGAATACACGATCGAGTGTTTTGCTAAGAGACTTTTATAGTCTTTTAGCTTTTAAAAAGGTATAAAAATGGATAAAGATTTCACAAAAGAACTTGAAGAACATAGGGAAGACATACTTAAACAGCTTGACGGATGGGCTGAAAATAAATGTTTTAGTGTAAATGGTAGAGAGTATCGTTTAGCAAATTTATCTCATCAATTTAGATTAGAAGTAGTAGCTATTTACTCACAAATTGAAGCATCTTTAACTATGGGGAATTATGGCTTTTTAATGAACGAAGATTTTAAAAAAGTGATGAAAAAGATAGATGATAGGGTATTGTTTGAAAACTCACAAATAAGCAAACTACCTAACCATTTTGAAGAATATGCAGAGGACTATCTTGACTATGTAGCTTTGTCTATGAAAGTTATTTCATATCCGTTTTATAAAAAAAAACTGAGTATAAACTAAAAAGATTTTTAAGTAGACCAAATTATTTTGATGAGTATGTAGAGTTTACAAACTTATCAGATTTAGATATACTTTTTTATAGTTTAGTTAAAAAAGGCTATGGTAGTTTACAAGAGGTTAAAGCACTTGATACCATTGAAATAATGAATATTTTAGAGTATGAAAGTATTATGAATGACATTGAAATATTGGCCGTAGAAGATAGTAAAAAAGGTATGTAATGGCAGTAGCAGAATTAGCAACAAAAATTAGTTTTATTGGCAATTTAAAACCACTAGATAATCTTAATCGTGGTTTAACAAGTGCAGTCGGCAGTATAGCAAAAGTTGGTAGCATTTTAACAGTCGCTACTGTTGCACTTAATGGCTTTTTAGCTAACACTTTGGCAGGTGCAGATGCACAAGTTCAATTAAGCCGTTCAACTGGTGTCAGTATGGAAGCTATACAAGAATGGGGCTATGTTGCTAGTGTAAATGGTTCAAGTGCTGATGCCTTAGAGCGAAGTATCACTAATCTTTCTAAAAAAATAGGGGAAGCATCTACACAAGGAAGCGATGATTTTAGTCGTTTAGGTATAAGTGTTCGCGATAGTATGGGACATGTAAAAAGTGCAGATACTATACTAAAAGAGTTAGCAGTTAGATTTAAACAACTGAATTTATCGAAAGAGGAGCAGTCTTCATATCTTGAAAAATTAGGGATTGATGAAAGTATGATACAAACTCTAAACCTAAGCAGTGATGCACTTCAAAATTTACAAAATAAAGCTAAAAATTTGGGAGTTGTCACAAAAGCAGATGGCGACCAGATAGCTAGTTTTAACGATAGCCTAACAACTTTAAAGTATGGAGTTGATGCCGTTCAAAAAAGACTAGCAATAGCCTTTGCACCTCAACTTAAAGACTTATCTGATGGTTTTACAGATTTATTAGTAGCTAATAAATCTGTGATAAATAAAGGTCTTAAAAAGTTTTTCATGATGATTAATAGTGGATTAGGTGCTATTTTTAAGTTTGGTAGATTGCTTTATGATATGATAGACAATACCCTAGGGATTAAAAATGCTTTAATGTTAGCAGGTGGTGCTATGTTGTATCTAAATCGTGCTATGTTAGCTAATCCAATTACTTGGATTATAGCAGGGATAGGAACTCTCATAATGCTTTATGATGACTTAGAAATGGCGATGCGAGGTGGTAAAAGTGTAATCGCTGATTGGTTCAAAGAATGGTTTAATTTAGATATAGGAGAAGTCATAAGTGGGCTAAATGATGACTTAAATAACTTTTATAAATATTTAGAAGATACTTATAGCGAAACTGCAACATTTTGGAGTGGGGTAGGTAATAGCATAGCAGGTTTTTATAAAAATATAGAAACAACAGCAACTACAATAATAACAAGTGTAAAAGATAAATTTACTTCTATGACAACATATATTAAAGGACTTATTGAAAATATTGTTAATTTTTTTAAACCAGTTATTAATATGTTAAACAAAGTAAAAAACTTTAAAATGCCATCTATGAAATCACTAAATCCTTTTAGTGGGGATGATAAGAAAAAAGATAGTAAATCGCATTGGTATAACCCTACCAGCTGGTGGGGTAGCGATGAACCTAAAAAAGTAGCGACATCACACATACAAACATCATCCTCATCTCAACAGCACAACAACATAAACATTGAGATAAAAACAGATAACCCACAAATGGCTGGGCAATCAGTAGCTAATGAGTTGCAAGGTGTTTTAAACAATGCTAACACTACTTTTAATCGATCGGGAGGTATTTGATGCTACAAGACTTTACTGATAAATTTTTTGGAGATAGTAAAACAAACGAAAAACAAACAATAGGTATAGGTGGATGGACAGCTGAGGTTAGAACTAGCGAAAACATACAGTTTACGAGTGATGTCCCAGATAACTATATAGAAGATGGTAGTGTTATAAATGACCATATTATCAATAATCCTATTGTTTTAAGCATAGATGGAGAAGTTTCAGACATACATATAAAAGCAGAGTTTTTAAGTGATACTTTTTTCAAATATCTTGATAAAGCCGAAAGTGTTTTAAATTTATTCCCGAGCCACAAAACTATACAAATGACCCAAAGATTAAATACAATAGCGATAGGATTGTTAGAAACCTATAAACAAGTTGATAGTATATTAGACCGAGGCAAAGGGCTTTTTGATATGTTTGAGGACAAATCAGAAACATCATTACAAAAAGGTTTCTTTGATTATTTAAACAGAATTTATTATAGTAAAGAACTTATCGAAATAGAGATGCCTTTTCAAACTTACAAAAATATGAGAATAACTTCTTTGACCATAAGTAGAGACAACTCAACTAATCAGGCTGTTAAGTATAAAATAACAGCTAAAGAAGTTAGATTTGCTAAAACAATATTAGTAAAAGAGGGAAGTAACTATTTTACGGGGGATAATTCAGTATACTATCAAAACCCGAGCTCAAGCACAAATAGCAAAACTTCAAGTAAAAAAAACAAAGGGATTACTGAGGGGACAAAAACAGAACAAAGTTTTCTTTATACAGTAACACACTAAGGTTAAAAATGTTAAAAATAAATATAGATGATACACCATTTCAAGAGTTTTCTATACCATTCGAGGGAGAACTCATTAATATAGTTTTAAGTTTTAGACTAGATAGCTGGTTTATGGATTTAGATTTTAAAAAAAAATCTGTCAAAGGTTTAAAGTTAAGTAGCTCTGTTTTAATGTTACAAGGGAAAAACTTACCATTTGATATTTTTATAGATGATAAAGGTTTAAAACTAGACCCATTCCATACGGATAGTTTTAGTAAAGGACTGTTTGATTTTCTTTTAGTAGAAAGAGATGAGTTAACAGATTTGAGAGGTTTTGAAGTTGAGTAGATTTAGTAGAGATTATGAACTTGTTATAACTCTTTTAAACGGGGATGTTGTGAAAATAACCCCTGAATTAAGAGTACAATTTGAAGTTACTAAGTCCATAAAAGGGGCTTTAAATAACTGTAAAATAAAAATTTACAATCTAAATAATGACAAAAGAAGAAAATTAGTAAAAGATAAAGAAGATAATCGTATGAGATTACCGTTTCTTTTTAAGGCTGGTTACGACAGATTAGAAACAATTTTTAAGGGAACAGTACTAGAAGCTTTTAGTGAAAAACAAGGAAGCGACTTTATAACTACTATAAACAGTTTGGACGGTGGAGTAGATTATCTAAACAGTTTTACATCAAAAACAGTTACAAATAATGACACTAAAAACATTTTATCAGATATGCCAAATACACATCACGGGAAGATTACACCACGAAAAAAACTTATAAGACCAAAAGTTCTAGTCGGTAATAGTGCTAAATTAATTGAAGACAGTTTAGCAGATGATGAAACTTATTTTATTGACGAAGAAAAACTTTATATTATAAAAGATGATGAAGTTTTAAGCAATTATATTCCTTTAATAAATGTTGAAACGGGACTATTGAAAACACCAACGAAAAAAAAGCAGGAGATAACAATTCAAACTTTGTTAAATCCAGCTGTTAAAATTGGTTGTTTAGTAAAATTAGAAAGTGTAACGGCTGATTGGCTTAATGGAACTTATAAAGTAAACACGATAAAATACAAAGGCGACAATTACGGCTCCGATTGGAGTATGGAAATAAGTTGCTTAGCAGGTCAAAACTTCAAGGTAATATAATGATTTTTAATAAAAACGAAAAGCCAACACTTGAAAATGTTTTACTAAGTGCAATAAATGAAGCATTATCAAATACACACACAACTTTAATAGCAAAAATAACAAAAGTAAATAAAACAACTATAAACTGTAAGCCAGTTATTAGTAGATTTGTAAATGACAAAAAGATAGATTTACCTGAGTTTGCAGAAGTCCCTATCGTGAATTTTTTAGGGGGGAGTAGTTCTATACAAATGCCTATAAGTGTTGATGATTATTGTATTTTGTTTGTAAATGAAAGATGTTTTGATGGTTGGTATTCTGGACAAGATTATGAGATACCTCTTGAACGAAGATTACACGATTATAGTGACAGTATAGCATTGGTAGGTTTGAAAAATAAAAAAGGGGAGCTAGATATTCCAACAGTTATAACTTTTTTAGGGGACACTTATCAAAAAGGTAATTATACACACGATGGCAACAGAGTTCAAAATGGTAGCTATACACTTAACGGAGATTTCATACTTAATGGAGATGCTACACAAAGTGGTAATTATACACTCGATGGAGATTTGAAAGCTGGTGGTTTTAAAACAGATGATAAAACTGGAGTTAGTGGTAATTTTGACACAAGTGACGACAAAACTGTTACAGTTACAAATGGCATAATTACAGACATAAGTTGAGGTTGATATGAAAGTTAGAAGATTAGTAGATAATGATTGGAGTTTTGGCAACGGAAAAGCTAACTATTTAAAAGATAATGATGCAGTTTTTCAGAATGTTTTTACGAGATTAAGAAGTTTTAAGTATGATTGGTTTTTAGATATTGATGCGAATATAGATTGGTTCAATATTTTAAGTCAAAGAGAAAATAAACAGACAATTATAGATGAAGTAAAAAGAGTTACTTTGCAAACCGATGGAGTTACAAAAATAAATAAACTTGAACTTTTAGAAACTGGAAACAGAACTGTAACTATCTTGTTAAATTTTGATACAATATACAAAGCACTTAATGATTTGGAGTTTAAGTTATGAAAATAAATGAAAATGGATTACAACTAGATAGTTTTGAAGATATTTTTTCAAATTTAGCAAATGGCTTTAAAGCAGTTTATGGCGAAGATATTAACTTAGCACAAGACACAGCAGATGGTCAAGTAGTTGGAATTTTCGCAAATACTACTTATGATTTACAAACACATATAGCGAGAATCTACAATGCACTTGACCCAGACTTTGCAGAGGGTCACGAACTCGATAAGATACTTAAACTTATAGCTACTACAAGATTACCATCTACTAAAAGCACAGTAGATATAAGTGTAGAAGTTAGTAAAAATGTAACTTTACCATCTGATTACACTATTAAAGATATTAACGAACAAGAATGGATAATCACACAAGAGCAAACTTTAACAACTGGAACTACAACAGTAAGTTTTGAAGCAAAAGAATGGGGCAAAGTTGAAGCAATAGCAAATACTATAACTAACCCCGTAACGATTTTAACGGAAGTTATAAGTGTAAATAATCCACTAAGTGCCGTTGCTGGGCGAGATGAAGAGGATGACATCAGTCTAAGGAATAGAAGAAATAAGCTAATAGGTTATAGAGCTACAAGTCTTGTAAGTTCGATGCTGGGAAAAATTTTAAACTTAGAAAATGTAACAGATGCAATTATTTACGAAAATTACGAAGACACTCACGATGATGTGAAAGATATAGATGCACATACTATGTGGGTTATTATAGATGGGGGGGAGATTAACGAAATAGCAGAAGTTATAGCAACAGATAAAACAGTAGGATGTGGACTCAAAGGTTTGGTAAATGCTACATACACAGAAACTTTTATAAGAAGTAATGGAACAGAGAGAACACATATTCACGAAGTAAAATTCGATAGACCGACTTTAACAAATGCCTCAATTCGATTTAAAGTGAAAAAAAGAAATGCAAATGATGTTATAGATACGGAAAAAATAAAAGAAGTTTTAGAACAATTACATTTCAACATAGCACAAAACATAACAGCAACAGAACTATATGCTACTATTTATCAAGCAGGAAATACTTTTATAGCTTACGACTTAGAGTTAAGCAAAGACGATGGGGATACTTGGGTGGATGATATTTTAGAAGCACTTTGCGATGAGAAATTTATCATAGGTAAAGATGATATAGACATAACAGAGGAATAAATATGGGACTTTTTACAGATACATACAAAAACCTCCTTATTGTTCAATATTCAGATAAGCCAAAGGCACAAGCTCACATTAAACTAATCATTGGCGAACTTGAAAAAGTGTATCAGTTTGCTAATCAATTTGACACAGCCTTTGATGTAGATTTAGCAGTTGGAAAGCAGTTAGATATTATAGGAAAAATCGTAGGCATAAACAGAATAGTCCCGTTCGCAGTTCCTAAAAACTATTTTGGATTTGATGGACACGAACATTCATTTCCGATGAATGACAAATTTAAAAATGTAGTATCTTATCCTATGAAAAGTAAGTTTGAGATACCTTTTACAAGTGGCGAACTTAACGATTTAGATTACAGATTTTACATAAAAGCTAAAATTGTTAAAAATTATGCCAAGGCTACTATGATAGATAAAGATAATCTATCTTTACAAAATGCAGTAGATTATCTTTTTAACAATAAATCATATTTAACCGATGCCAAAAATATGAGTATAAATTTATATATAGGAAATGATTTTGATTTTTCTAAATTACAATTTATAAAACAATTAGATATAATACCAAGACCTCAAGCCGTGAAAATATATTATATAAGTTATGTGGAAAAACATACATTTGGCTTTTATGAGCATAACACGGGGTTTGGCGATAAGTTTGACGACAAAGATGACGAAACTTATTTTGCTAATAAAATTTTAGAATAAGGAGAATGAATGGCTTTTACACGATATGATGGGAATGTAGTCCCATTTGCAGTTGATGCAACAGATGACAATAGAACCGTTTTCGGAGACACTACACAAAGTGATGACATAAACGACAACTTAAATGATGACTTTAAAAAAGGTTGGGAGATTGTCGGAGTTAATGATAATCCAACAAAACAGGACTTTAACGGATTAGCTTTTACAGTTAGTAATTTAGTAGCTTATCTTTATCAGCAGGGGATAGCAGAATGGAACACTAACCAAAACTATATGATAAATAGTTTCGCGATGGGTAGCGATGGCAAAATATACCAAAGTTTAACTGATGATAATCAAGGTAATGACCCAACAACTGATGGAGATAACTGGAAAACTACTAACGGCGATGTAAGAGATGTCGTTAAAGACGATAGTTACACAGCAAAAAGTGGCGAGTTTGTTTGGTGTGATACAGCTACAAATGGAGCGTGGACTTTAACACTTCCAGATAGTCCTAACGATTTCGATAAAGTAGTTATTTTGGATTTTAAAGCAAACTTTCAAAATGACAACTTAACAGTAGCACGAAACGGGAACACTATTATGGGACTTGACGAAGACTATATAGCAGACACTAAAAACGAGCATACTATTTTTAAATTTTATAATGGTGATTGGAGGGTAATGTAATGCGAAGCAGTGAACTTTTTAGAGATGAGATAAAAGCCGTAGATGGAGCTGGTAGTGGTATAGATGCTGATTTACTAGATGGTAAACAAAGCGATACTTCATCCACTCCTGATACAGTACCGATACGGGATGCAGACACAGCAATAGCTGGTAAAAATCAATGTACTGCTTGGGTCGATTTTGATGGTGCTGATGGTACTATTGGAAGTAGTTACAACATCGACAGTATAACAAGAGATGATACTGGAGAATATACTCTTACTTTTTCTAACGAAATGTTAAACTCAGATTATGCTGTTATAATTTCTGTAGAAGGTACAGATACTACAGATGCATCTGCAATGGTAGGAAGAACTATGAATGGTTCAAAAACTACGACCAGTGTAAAAGTAAAAACAACTCTTGTAAATAACGACGGTAGAAGTAAACAAGATTACGATAGTGTTTCTATATCTATATTTGGAGGAACAAATTGATTAAAAAATTTTATAAAATACAAGATGGTAAATTAATTAGAGGTTCGGGTTTTAAAATACCTGCTGGGATGATAGAACACACTGAAGGCAAGGAACCAAAAGTTCTTTTGGACATTATGAAATCTGAATTAGAAGTTAAACAACTTTTGTCAGTATCCAATGAACTTCAAAGTCTTTGCGATAGCAAATCAAAAGATGCAAAAAACTATATAGCAAACAAAAAAGTATCAGATGAACAACTTAAAAGATACAACGATAAGTTAGAAATGGCTATAAAATATAAAGAAAATGGTTTATACAAAGATGAGTTTGAATTAGAAGCAGATTTTCAGGGATGGTCTGTTGATGAACTTGTAGATTTTATCATTGAAAAAGGAAATCAATCTAAACAAGATTTAATAGTTTACAACTCAAAAATTGAAGCTTTTAGGGTAGCAACTCAAAAACTTATCAAAAACGGAGAGTTAGACAAAGCTAATGAAGTCATAAAAAAAGCAAAACTTTTAAAAGCTGATGCAACAGATGACGACATCAAAGAGCTTTTTAAATGAAATACCCAGTACTAAAACCAACTCAAAACAATAAGTTTATATTGATGGAAGAATACAAGTATCACGGTTGTATAGTTCCAGCTGGTTATCAAACAAACGGGGCTGACGTACCTCGCTTGTTTTGGTTTATAGTACCACCTTTCAAACCTAAGTTTTTACCTGCTGTTATGTTACACGATTATTTTTGTGATATAGAAGAATACGAACTAGCAGATTTTCTTTTTAAAAAAGCACTTTTTGAGATTGAAAAATCTATAACTACTAAAATTATGGTAAAATCGGTTAAAATTTATCATAAATTAAAATACGGGGTATAGAGTGGATGAGCGAATAAAAAGACTTGAAAGCGAAGTAGGAACGGTTAAAACTGATGTCAATGAAGTTAAAACTGACATCAAACTTTTAAACAAAACTTTACAAGTAATTAGTGAAACTTTGCACGAATTAAAAGAACAAAATAAAACACTTCATAATGTGGATAGAAAACTTATATCTGATGAAAGTGACATTCAAGCTTTGAAAGAAAAGACAAAAACTCTTTTTAAATATAAAGATGATTTAGAAACAAGAATACGAACACTTGAAAAATCGGACACTACTCAAAGTGTAAAATTAGGTGGTGGGGAGAAGTTTTTTTGGATGGGTATAAGTGCATTAATCGGTATAGCCGTAGTTGTTGTTAAAAATGGAGGGATAGGCTAATGGATATATCTTTAATTTTATATACTTCTAGTACAGTAGTTAGTATTGTGTCTTTTTTGTTTGTTTTATATTATTGTAGATTTGACGATAAGCCGTTGCTGATCGTGTTATGTAGCTTTGTTATAGTGCAAATATTTGCAGATGAATTACCAAATTTTTTACACGATATAAACTTTATGTTAGCAATCGTCTATATGCTACAAACAAAATTTCACATAAAAAAAGAAAAATCAAAATGCAATTATTGCAAATTTAAGGGGAAATAATGAAAAAAAATTGGAAATCAACAGTAGCTTTTTTTGTTTTTATAGCTGTGTATGTGTATGCTATAAGCACAAATAAGACAAATGAAATAGTCGAAACATCAGGCTATATAGCACTATATAGTTCAATTTTTATGATGTTTAGAAGTGACTTTACAGCTGAATTGCTTAGTAAGTTAGTAGATAACATCAAGATAGGGAAATAGCTATGGGTAGTTATGTAGCATCAATAATTTTAAGTCTTTTTGTACTTTTGGGGCAATTCATTTACATAGGCACATTAAAACTTAATATAAGTAAATTAGAAACTAATGTGTCTAAACTTGATAGAAAAGTAGATTTTTTGAAGAACGAAAATGAAAGCCTTTCAATAGCCGTTAAACGGCAAAACAAAGCTATGTTAAGCATAAGTATAGAGAAAAGAGAACTTTTAGACAGACTAGAAAAATGGAAGTCTAAAAAACCTGAAATCAAGTATAAAGTCATAGAAAAAATTAAAAAGGTAAAAAGTAATGATTGTAAAGACATTTCAAACACTCTTAATGCTGTTTCTACTATCAAGTTTAACAGCTTGTAGTAGTTGTGAAAAAGAAGTTGTTTATGTTAAAAAACCTGTTGAAGTATTAGTGCCAACTAAATGTGTAGTGCCTGATGTGAATTGTAGCTTTAACAGAAACACACATACAGAAGTAATTAGTTCACTTTTAGAGTGTATTATAGATTTAAAAAAAGCGAGTGAGGTATGCAAATGAAAGAATTAAGAAAAAATATACTATTG